AAATCCCCCCTGCTGAAACAATGCACCAGTTTCAAGGCCTACATCATCGGTCTGCAGCGCGGTCAGGACGATGAAAGTGTTTCTGCCTTCACCGGGGTTTTGCGACTGCTCCAGATAGACGGAGAATGCCCGGATGACCTCCGCGAAGTATCGTTGATCATATGATACAGGCGGGATCGGAAAGTACGGGAGAACGAGGTTGCGGCTCATCTTCGTCCATCCGGCCTCATGTCGACCCGGGGAGACCCAAGCCGCCATGTTGTCTCGAGCTCATCTGACCTGACCACGAGGCTCATCTGGCGACCTCTGAGACGGAAAAATAGCTGCTCGGTCCTCTGGTCCACGGGTACGGACTGCGATTTAACAAAATCCTCAGACTGGCTGTTGAAGTATGTGCCTTCCGGAAAATTTCGCACGCGCAAAGTAAACTCCACCTTGGGTGTCAATGCGGTTGAGTTTTGAAAAACAAGGTCCGGAATCATGCGATTGATGAACATAAACTGCTGCCCGTCCCCGATGTCCATTGGACTCGATGTAATGAATGCCTCAATGGGGGAGACAGGATTGGTCGTGCCGTCGTCAAAACCAACCTCTTGGTAGTAGAGGTAGCCATCAGAGTTCGCGGCGATGACGAAATCAAAGATCCCCCGATCAATCCACGAAGTCCGTCCAATGGTGCCGTAGTACCAGCAGTCCTCGAGGTAGTTGTAGACGACGTATCGGTCCAGCTCGGTGCCGTCCAACGAGGGGTAAGACCACCATACTTCGGAGTATTCCGTATTCACCCCGCAAGAAACCTTGCTCAGCTGCTGGTCGTTAAGGTTGTCGAAGATGTAAGATCGAACACTGCAGGGCAGCCGGCGAACAGCGCCCGAGTAAACGTAGAACTCGGACTGGCCCATCCAGAACACGGTGTCGTCCACGGCTACAGCCGCGTGGGGGCTGGCGATCGTGATGTTCTCCGACAACGAACTGACGCCAAAGGTGAACGGCGGCCCCAGATACTGCATTGCGTACAGGGTTGTGTCGGTGAAAACGAGAACCTGCTGGCGCGTTTTCAACGCCAAGATAATCTCAGACCCTGAGCCAAGCCGGAGATCACCCGCCGTGTTCGTAGCGGTAGCTGCCCAGTCCGTGATGCTTTCTTGGCTCGAAAAGCGGATAAGCAGCGGGTCTTGAACGCCAAGGCTTCCCTCGGCGTCGCAGCCAAAGGCGATGACATGCCGATCTCTGTCCGACACCATAATCTGCTTTGCGACTGTCGGCGCGGTAGAGCCAGCAAGATCGGCGATATTGACGGCGCGCGTAGCAAGACCAACACTGGAATCCCAGTAGTAAATGCCGCCATCCCGAACGTTCAGGAGCAGGTCTTCACCAAAGTTGTCCTGTGACCAGAGGCGAAGCGTGTTTGAGACGATCGCGGCATTGGACGGATCACCCCACCCGGCGCGGCTCCAAGGTCCCGCGCCCCAACCAGAGCCGGTCACCACGGTATCCAGCCCGCTGTTGACTTGGTATGCGCCCACAACGGCGGCACCACCGTCATTCGAGTCTGAAGAATTGGCAAGTACAGGCGTGGGGTCCAACTGCCCATCAACCGTGATGTCGGAAATCGTGGCCACAGCCCGAGCCTCGATGTAATAGGTCGACGAGTTGGCAACTTCGATGATCTGATACTCTTGATTCAGAATGGCCGCGGTAATATTGCCGCCAAGGCTCACTGCGCCGCTGTAGGTCACGAAGTCGTTGACCACCGCACCGTGGTTTGTGTGAGTAACCTCAATTCGTGCGGATCCGTCAGTGGCCGAAAAAGTGATATCTCCTGCCGAAGTGGTCAGCCGGATTGGCGTGATGTCGTTGAAGGCACCGCCTCGGTCGACGTAGAACTTGAGGTTGGTACCGACGCCTATGTATTGATCTCGATCCAGCGTCACCCATGGGTGCAAAGACCGGCATGTTCCGAGAAACGACTGGTTCGATCGCTTCTGCCAGCCGCCTATTTTTTGGGGAAAACCCTTCACAAACCGGACGAAGTCACAGTCATGCCAGCCGCCCTCGTTGGTGTACGAGGTGACCTCTCGGTTAATGCCGGCGCGAAACTGCAGCTTTGTCAGAGGCATGATCAGCTGATCTCTTCATAGCTCACGATAACCCTGAGATCGTTGCTGGCACTTGCTGTGGCGCCAAGCGACCGGTTCTCCTCGAGATAGATCGGGGTGTCCTTGCTGATTACCACTAGATTGGTTTCCGCGGCGACGCTTTTGCTTTGGATGATCTCGGTGGCGGTGCCGCCGATATTGTCCTCACTGTAAAAGCTCACCGTGATATCCGCCGCGTTCGTGCCGTCGACATTGGCGACGATAAGCGTGTTCACCTTGAAGACTTTTCCAGATGCATCTGCGTTGCTCAAGACCTCGGTGGCGCTGGTCGTCGTGAGGTCGACCGTGGCAGTCTTTCCAAGGACCGAAGTCGCAGCGATGATGTTCGGGGCAGCCATGACGGAAACTCCTTAGCTAAAGATCAGGGACAGCGCGAAGGCTGTGCTGTTGCTGGCAGTGTTCGCAAACGAAAGCGTTCCAGAGCCGTTGGTGACAAGAACTTGGTCTGCCGTGCCGTCAACCGTGGGCAATGTGAAGGCGGTGACAAAGGATTGGAGGTTGGCATCGTAGGCCAAGACATCAGACCCGATTGCAACCCCCAAATTGGTGCGCGCAGTCGAGTCGTTGTCGAGATCAGACAGGTTGTTCGCCGCAAGCAGGTATGGAGCAAAGGTTGCGGTGAAGTCGGTAACCTTCGCGCCGGCCCCGGCCCCATCCGCGTAGATGATCGCGGTGTTCCCGTCGGCAATGGTCACATCCCCGCCCGAGCCCTGCGTGAAGACGGCGCTTTCGCCGCTCCCGTTCACCACGAAATAGAGCTTCTGGGCATCGTTGGGCGAGATCGTGATCGTGTTCGTCCCCGACGGCGACCCACCAAGCACCAGCACCCGGTACTGTCCCTCGGACAAAGATCCGTCGCTCGTGGTCAGCGTGTGTGTTGTCCCCGAGAGGTTGATCGTTCCGACGCCGTTCACGACGCGGTCGATGATGTCGTAGTTTACGTTGGCAGTCGTGCCCCAAGTCCCGGACTGTTCGCCGTTCGCGGGCTTCTCGATGCCAGTGTTCGCCGTGTAGGTACTGGGCATGGCTCTTCCTACGGTTTGATTTCAACCCAGATCGTGTTCACATCCGGAATGATGTTCCCGTACACTAGCACATCTCCAACGGCAGCAACAGCGGAGATACCAGTGACTTGAACAACGGCTTGACCGATAACCGTGGCGTTTCCAACTTGGCCATCGGCCGCGTTTGGCGCGACCACCGGAATGACCGCCGTCGTGCGCTGGGTGACAACACCAACCTCACCAGTGGCCTCGACGCCTGTGGGAGATACCACCGCCGTACCAGTGACGGTGACAACGCCGAGCTGCCCTGCTGCTGAAAGGCCGGTAACGGGAATGGATGCCGAGCCCGAGATCGTAACCGTCCCGACCTCACCAGTGGCCTCGACCCCCGTCAAGGTTACAACGGCGGCACCCGTAATCGTGACCGCGCCAACTTGCCCATCCGCCTGAAGACCAACGAGCGTGATCGAAGCGTCACCCGTGGCGGTGACAACGCCAACCTCACCCGTGGCCTCGACCCCCGTTACTTGGACCTCGGCACTCGCTGCAACGGTGACAGAACCCACCTGACCGGTGGCTTGAACCCCGGTCACCCAAATCGTGCCCTCGGGAAGGGCTGCTAGTGGGGATGCTGCGATGGGGCCGAAACCGAGCATGGCTTACCTCAATGTTTGGCGGGCCACGTCACGGAATACGGGAAGCCCTCTTGTGCAGTAATATCACGAAGCGCCTGACGATACACCTCCCACTCCATAGGGATGTTCGTGCCGCGCTCGGTGTGCATGATGACGATCCAATCTGTCTCAGAGAGCAGCCGATCTCGATGCGCGCGAACATTAACAGATGCCGTTTCGATAGGCAGTTCAAGAACTCGCCACACCTGCGTCCACGTCCTGTCAATGTTCTGCACAGATTGAGAGACGCGATGCGTCTTGCTATCCACCGCAGGAGCAGGCACCGCCTGCACGGGATAAACGTCATACGCCGCTAGAACACTGTCAGGCACCTGCTTCGGGAAGCTGGTGTGCGGATTGTCACGGCGCAGTTCGCCGAGCGTGTAGGGATATTTGCTCGGCTGGCCGTTTGTTACTTTGACGAACATTTCCGTCTCCTTTGGTTAGAGGTCATAGGAAAAAACAGCGTCTCCAACGCTGTCAACGATATACATCTTCGTGCCATCGTCTTTGAAGAATAAGTCTCTCGGGAGTGTCGCTTGCGCCGCCACGCTAAAGTTCTGCACATAAGAGGCCGTGCTGATGTCCCATGCAGACGATAGGCTGTATTCATTCACAGCGTCTGCATTGTTGCCGACGATATACATCTTCGTGCCATCGTCTTTGAAGAAGACTCCTGTCGGGTTTGTCTCTTGCGCCGCCACGCTAAAGTTCTGCACATAAGAGGCCGTGCTAACGTCCCATGCAGACGATAGGCTATATTCGTTCACATCGACTCCAGTGCTGCCGACGATATACATCTTCGTGCCGTCGGGTTTGAAGAAGACGCCACCCGGGTTTGTCTCTTGCGCCGCCACGCTAAAGTTCTGCACATAAGAGGCCGTGCTGATGTCCCATGCAGACGATAGGCTGTATTCATTCACATCGTCGCCGCTTTGGCCGGTGATATACATCTTCGTGCCGTCGGATTTGAAGAAGACGCCTTGCGGGTTTAGCTCTTGCGCCGCCACGCTAAAGTTCTGCACATAAGAGGCCGTGCTAACGTCCCATGCAGACGATAGGCTGTATTCATACACAGCGTCGCCGGTTTGGCCAACGATATACATCTTCGTGCCATCGTCTTTGAAGAATAAGTCATTCGGGGCTGTCTCTTCCGTCTCCACGCTGAAATAGTCAGTGGCCGGATATGTGAACGACGCCGTGCTGATGTCCCATGCAGACGATAGGCTGTATTCGAAAACAGCGTCCGATTTAGAGCCGCCGACGATATACATCTTCGTGCCATCGGATTTGAAGAAGACGCCACCCGGGCCTGTCTCTTGCGCCGCCACGCTAAAGTTCTGCACATAAGAGGCCGTGCTAACGTCCCATGCAGACGATAGGCTGTATTCATTCACATCGACTCCAGAGCTGCCGACGATATACATCTTCGTGCCATCGTCTTTGAAGAAGACGCCTGTCGGGGTTGTCTCTTCCGTCGCCACGCTAAAGTTCTGCACATAAGAGGCCGTGCTAACGTCCCATGCAGACGATAGGCTATATTCATTCACATCGTCTCCAGAGCTGCCGACGATATACATCTTCGTGCCGTCGGATTTGAAGAAGACGCCTTGCGGGACTGACTCTTGCGCCCCTATGCTAAAGTTCTGCACATAAGAGGCTGTGCTGATGTCCCATGCAGACGATAGGCTGTATTCATTCACATCGTCGCCGCTTTGGCCGGTGATATACATCTTCGTGCCGTCGGATTTGAAGAAGACGCCATTCGGGGCTGTCTCTTGCGCCCCTATGCTAAAGTTCTGCACATAAGAGGCCGTGCTAACGTCCCATGCAGACGATAGGCTGTATTCATTCACATCTTGGCCGGTTCGGCCAACGATATACATCTTCGTGCCGTCGGGTTTGAAGAAGACGTCTGCCGGGGATGTATCTTGCGCGGCAACATAAAACCAATTTATCGGCGACCCATTATACGCCGCATTAGCCAAATCCCAGCCGCCAGTCGGCACACCACCAGCCGCCGCTTGTTGCATCAGCCTCGCAATGCTCATGACAGGTCTTGCCCCGCAGTGAAGCCATACCAAATCGTGCCGCCGTCATGCGTGAAGAACACGAACACATCGACATCGCCGGAACCAGTCGAGAGTGTCGGTGCAGTGGCAGCGGCCCAATCAACCGAGGCAGGCCAAGTGATCGTGCGAGCCGTGCTGTCCTGCGTTACCTTGAGCGTGAAGCCGTAGGCGGTTCCCGAAGCTGGCGGATTGGAGAATGTCGTGCTGGTCACATCCTCCGACAGGCTTAGAGAGAAAACATTCCCTGCTTCACAGTCTATGGTTAAAGCCCCAGAAGAAGAAGCGACAGAAACAAACGTTTCATTGTAGGACTTCGCTTGGAACTCTTCAGGAGCAGAAAAATCCCCTGAATCATTAACCTCGAGGAAGTGTGCCGCAGTAGCTGTAATGAACACCGAGGCCGAGCCTGCGAGATTAAGCGGGGAACCGGAGTTTGAACTCTCCGTGGCACTACGAGTAAGTGTGGTCCCGCTGGCAGTGTAGGTGCCGGTGCCAATCTCCCAAGAAGAGCCCTCTTCAATCGTGTACCGGACAACCTCACCATCCAGAACCCCGGCGTCCGCGAAGGATTGGTAGCCTGCTTCAGCCGACCCAAGGGTGATCGTCCCCGTGCCGGTAGTGGCCGTGGTCATGCGGGCGCGGTTGACGAGCGTCACCATCTCGGGGCTCCTATCTCAGACGTCAGGCAATGCGGATGATCGCGTTCGACGCATCCGCAGTCGGGAAGACGATCTGGAAGTCGCCTGACGACGAGCTCTTATCCGAACCAAAGTCAAGAACAACCACTGCCGGGTCACCCGCCGCCGTGTCGTTGTAGATCAGCGCGCCGCGAGCCGTGATCGTTGCCGACGTAAACGTGATGTCCGAGAAATCGGTGAACGCCGTCGTGCCGCTCGTCGTCGGGGTCACATTGGTCAACGTGCCGCCGCCAGCCGAGTAGGTGCCAGAGTTGCCGACCTCGTTGCTCGAAGTGTAGGCCGTCGTCGCAGCCGTAAACGAAGCCGAGTTCGTGTACAGCGCCAGCTTGAACGCATCGCCCGTGCTGGCGGTAAAGTTGTGTACGCCTTGCAGGAGCTCCTGCTTGAACGAGGTACACATAAAGTTGCCCGTGAAAGCCATTTCAGAGTCTCCTGACCAGTTCTGCGAGCTTCGGTTCACCCGCATCCATTAACGTATTGTACACGGTTGTGCGGTCACTTTGAACCGCTTGTTTCAGGTACAATTCTATCAGCTTCTCGATCCGAGCGCGATACGCCAAAGCCTGATCTCGAATAGCCGGCGGGGCTGTGTCCGAAACAGCCACAATCTTGTCCGCGCACTGCTGAGCCAGCTCTTCGGCCGTAAAGCCGCGGCGATCAGTCGTGCGAACCCCGACCTTGAAATCGGAACTTAATTCCATTGCTGCAGTAATCATTGTTTTGCCCTCATGACCAGACCCGTGCGGTATTCATCCGTTGTTTCCTTGGCCTCGCCCAGCTGCTTAAGGCCGATCAGGCTCTCTTGAAAGCGAGCGGTGTAATACTGCATCATGTCTTGCTCACCCTTCATAAAGGTGTAGGCTTCCATGAGGCAACCATAAAGCAGCGTCAATTCCGCGTTGGTACTGAGCCACGAAGTCTGATCTTCTGCCAGCTCTGTGATGCTCTGCGGGCGGTACATGTAGTGCAGCTCAACCGGGAAACTCGACGCCGGCGTGGGCGCTAGAATAAAGTAACCCACATCGAACTGTGCGTAATACTTCGGATCGCCGGTCACGTCGGGATCCGGTGTGTACTCCTGCAGGAAAGTCACATCCTTAAAATCCATGAACACCTTCTCGCCGTCGGCGTTCGTGTAACTCAGGGAGAACGGAGCGAGGAAGTCGGACGGAGCAGCCAAGTACTTGTTGTTGGCCGAAGCATTCGCTGTCGCGTTCTTGCGAAACAGCGACAGCTGCACCTGCTTGAGAATACGCTCCTCCGCCATGCGGATGAACAGCGGTAAGTTTGCCACGAAAGTCGATTCCGTGTTTTCGGTGTAGTCTTGAATCGCCTGTTTCAGTTGCCCGTATGTAAAGCTCATGTCGTCACCACCGTAACCTGCCCTACACTACCTACCATGCGAGGCCGCACAAGGCTAGGATCCTCTATTGTCGGCACTCCGACGTAGATCTGCAGAGCCTCGGGCTGGTCGGGGCGCGGGTTGCGTAGCGCCTGTGGGTCTGGGCCGACCTTTGGCGGGTAGAGCTGGGGATGCTTCGGTTCGTACTCGTCCGGGCCGACAAGCGCACCTGTCCACTCCTTCTTCATGTCGCGAAGACGGTAGCGGAACCCGGAGCGGTCCGAAATGCCGTAGGCGTTTTTGTCCGACGCGAAAGCCATTAGGTCCTCATGTAGCGGGAGCTCGGCTGTAGCTTCAAGGATACACGGTCCTCATCTTCCTCCGCCGCACGTTGGAACTCTTCTTCGTACACAGCTTTCAGGATCTGCAACCGTTCCGGCGCCCGTTTCATGGCCAAATAGTAGGCCAGCCCCGCGACCATGCAAGGCAGGAAGCGGAACGGAAGATCAGTCGTGTTGACCAACGCATCGGCGTCCTCGATCCGCTGGACGTAGTAGTAGATCAGCTGGTCCGTAGAGTTTTCCGGCGTCTGCCAGAGGGTGATCACAGGTTGGATCTGACGGTTCAAGAAGAACTGCGACGGCCGGCCTTGATCGGTCTTGTTCGGGAACGTCAGGTACTCCCCGCGGCTGATCCGCTCGACCTCGTAGTCCGTACCATCCCGGCGCAGCACCATCTCGAGGATGTCGACCACATCCGCGCCTAGCGTGTAGGTCGA